GTAGTTAATACTGCACATGACGCCGGGTTAGGGATGCTATGTAGTTGTAGTATATGTAATGCACATATTACAGAAAATAACTGTTATAATGACAGTGAGGTACATAATGGCTTATCTTTTATGAGGTGGCCCTTTCCAGTTTGTATAGATTTAGAGGACTGTAGTGTTGGCAGGCATATAGGTTGTACGTGTCACTTTTCTTTTGGTTATACTATACGAATTTGTTGGGATTGCTTTGCAAGTATTAGTGGTGCTTATTATAGGTATGTAGATAGTAGTATAAATACATTTATTACTGCTATAGGTACATCCCATAATGATGACTCTCTTTGTGTAGCAAATAGCCTAAATGCTATAGCATCAAGAAGTGAAGAAGATTATGATGATAACTCAAGTTGCAGGTATTGTGATAGAAATGATAGTAGTGTTACTGCCCATGAAGATACGTGGGGTAATGATATATATTTATGTGAAAGATGTGAAAGAAATGGAAATCATTTAATACATGATTATACATATGAACCTGAATTAACATTCTATGAGACTATTAAAGATAAACGAACAGAGTTATTTTATGGTATTGAATTAGAAGTAGAAGTTTTACCTGATTTTAGAATACCAGATGTAATAAGAAAATTACCAGACTTTACTTATGTTAAAAGCGACAGTAGTATTATGAGGGGTTTTGAAATTGTTTCTCATCCTGCTACTTATAATTGGCTATTAGAGCATATTGATGATTGGAATAACATTTTAGATATACGTAACTACGGTTGTCGTAGTTATAATACACGAACATGCGGTATGCACATACATATGAGTAAGGCCGCTTTTGGTAGACATCACTTGTATAAGTACTTATATTTTATGTATAATCCAGTTAATAAGACAGCAATAACACAAATCAGCCAGCGTGAGGATTGTTTATTGGATAGGTGGTCTGGTTTTAATAACGACCTTAGAATGATAAAAGCAAAAGCATTAACTCGTGCTGAAGTGGGTGATAGACATACGGCTGTTGGTCTTGGACGTATAAGTACTGTAGAACTAAGAATATTTAGGGGGACATTAAACCCAGTAGCATTTTGGAAAAACATAGAGTTTGCACATGCGTTGTATAACTTTACTAAAGATAATGGATTAAAAAGTATGATATGGATAATGTTTATAGAATATGTTAAGGCTAACAAGCGTGACTATCCAAACCTAAACAAGTTTTTATTCTGTGAACAAACTGAAACTATACTGAATTATTAGAAAGGAAGGGTAGCAACTATTTGTTTGATAATAGTAAAACCGGCAGGTACAGTGATAACGAGACGTACATTAAAAACAGGCTTTCAGGCTAATCCAGATGGTGCTGGAATGATGTACACGCATGACAATGTACTCGAAGTTGTAAAAGGATTCTTTCACTTTCGGGGATTTTATAAGACGTTTAGGAGTATTGAGCGTGCATTTCCAAAAACTAATATAATAGTACATTTTAGAATAACTACCAGTGGATTAAAGAATACTCCTAATTGTCATCCGTTCGTAGTTGACGATACATTGGCATTTGCACACAATGGGATATTTTTAGGATTGGGCACACTATTAGAATCTGATACTATGATATTTAACAAAACAGTATTACAGTTGTTACCAAAGGGGTTTCTTGATATACCACGTATCAAAGAAGCATTAGATTTATACATACAAAGAGGTTTTTGTAAGCTGGCATTTCTAGATAAGGATAATAATTATACTATTATAAATCCAAGTGCCGGGGAATGGAACAACGGCGTATGGTTTTCTAATACATCATATGAGGATAGGGCTGTATTCGGTTTTACTAAATATGATTATAACGGGTATGATTATTCTAATACATATCGTAACTGTTCAATGTGTAGACAATTAATACCACTAAGAGAAATGGAATGGCATGAAGAAGTGGGTGGTTTTGTATGTGATGTGTGTAATTACTCTACTCAGACATCTGCAGGTGACGACTGTGAGGTATGTGGGGTATGTGGTTTCTACCCAAGTGAAACGTCCCATGCAGGAATATCATACTGTGCAGATTGTTGGAATGAATTAACAATGTCATATAAAGTGCATTGTCCATGTTGCCATGAGTATACTACACTAAGACTATTAATGTCTGATGATTATAAATGTGATTCGTGTGGAGCATATGTAACTCCTGATGAATATAAAGATTTGTTACACCAAACAGCCATGAAAGGTGTTGATTAATGTCTATTAAAAATGAAATACATAAATATTGGTTGGTAGTAGTTGATAACTTTGATGAGTTGTGCATACACACGATATTTAATACAAAAGTATTAGTTATTAATTTAGGTAACAGGCATGGAACAAGGTGTTCAGGTTACGTAGATATAATTACTATAGATGGTAAGTACATAGCACGTTATCCCGGTAAAAGTATAGTAGAAAGTTTTGAGGCTACCCGTAGTAAAAATAAGCTACTTAGAGATTTATTACTCAAGGCAAGATTAAATGATGCAGGTAATAAAATAAAGGAAGCCGAACAATTACAACAATTTGATGGTGAGAGTGTACCTGATTTGTCTTTTAGTACACTCGGTGAAGCATGGCGAGAGTGGACGAGGCGACGCCCAAGCTAAAGAGATTATAGATATATAGGAGAAGCTGAATGAAAGTATTAACATTATGTGATTATTGTGGCTGTAAGTTACAGGTAACTACTGATAAATCCAAAGAAGAAACAACGTTTATGTGTCCTTCATGTAATAAAGTAAACTATTTAGACTTGTGTAAAATAATTACTAATACATCAGGTATTACAGCTACTACTAATATAGTGTCTACTAATAATGCTATTAATAGTAATAAGAAACCTGTAATGACTGAACAACTTGCACTTGAGCAGTTGAAGGCATTTTGTATAAAAAATGACTATTTACTACCTTCTATACTGTAACATATTAACTAACTAAATTATTTTATAAGGAGACCAAGATGAGTAATGAAAACATGAAATTATGGAATGCAGTGTGCGAGACAGACCCAGCAATTACTAAGCGTGTAACCATGCGTGGAAACTTCACTGCTATTGACTCACAGACACAGGTTAAAAGAGCTACTGAATTATGGGGTAGTTATGGAGCAAACTGGGGATTAAAAGATGTAAAGTTCAATGAGTTTAGGGAAGGTGATAAGATTGTAGGATTAATGGCCTATGGTACATTTATATACCCGAACTGCTTAACAGGTTTTCCAATAGCTGCTGACATGCCATACAAATCTAACGATGATTGTGTTAAGAAATTACAAACAGAGTGTATATCTAAAGCACTATCAAGGTTGGGATTTAACAGTGATGTATTTGAAGGTAAGTTTGACGACAATAGGTATGTTTCTGAAATGACAAAGAAATATGCACAGCAGAAACAAGACTTACAAACAGATATTACTAAGTCTAAGGTGGCTGAACCAGAAGTAGTTGAGCCCAAAGTTGATATACCCATAGGTGGCCTTCATCATTTAGTGGAAGCACAAGAGAATGAAATACTTAATATGATAGAGGATGAATTGACAATGGGTTGTGATGATAACTATAAAGGTGTAGTAGATATGGATTTACTAAGACAAGCTATCATAGGGGAGTATGGTAAGTTACCACTTAAAGAATCCTCTGTGCGTACCGTAGTTGATAAGATGCTGGAGCTATGTAAAGATGACAACTCCTTGATATTTGTTGATACTGATGATGTTATTAAAGGAATCTAATAATGAATAAGCAACTGTTTAGGTTTAGATGTAAGAAATGTGGCGGTATTATAGGTGTGAATATAGAAGGTAAGCCTATATGCGGTTGCAGCGTCTGGCCCGGCAATACAGTAGATTATGATACTGGTTGGTCAAAAGAGTGCCAAGATAAGTTAGGTGATACTACTAATGTTAAGTTAGGGAAACCATAATGTACTTCTGGACTGCTGATGAGCATTATAATCACAAAAATATTATTAAGTATTGTAATAGACCATTCAAAACTATAGAAGATATGAATGAGACTTTGATTGCTAATCATAATTCTATGATAGGTCGTAATGATACTACTATCCACGTTGGTGATTTCTGTTGGTGTAATAATAGACTCGACGCTGACCAATTTATACTTAGATTAAATGGTAATCACATATTTCTTAAAGGTTCTCACGACCACTGGTTGCCTGATTCAGCTAAGTATATATGGCGTAAAGAGATATATGGGCAGTTTATAATGGTATGTCATTATGCTATGACAATATGGGAACGTAGTCACTATAATAGTTGGCACTTGTTTGGTCATAGTCATGGCAGACATCAGGGTATTGGTAAATGTTTTGACGTAGGTGTTGACTGTTTTAACTTCTATCCTGTATCGTTTAATGAAGTGGCTGAGATAATGAGAACTAAACCAGATAATATTAATTTAATAAAGGAGAATAATGGTAACTAAAATATGGTATAGTGTACAAAATTGTGGTGATGGTAGTGCCTACCCAATGTTATGTAGTTCTAAAGAGCTTGCTAAACTCGACCAAGAATATATGGATGAGGGTTGGGGTGAAGATTGTGTAGGTTGTATTACTATCGAATCAGATGCTTCTATTATAGGTATAAAAGAAAAGGTAGAAACACCAGAGAGCATGTTAGCAGAAATTAATAAGTGGAATAGTCCTGATGATGATTATTATCCACATGAAAAGGTAAAAGCATTAATCGAATTAATTAATAAAATGAAAGGAAATTAATGTGGATGACAGTATAACTATATTATTATATGTATGTGTATGTGTATTACTATATTACTATGTGTGTATGTATTGGTGTAAATAGAATAAACTTAGATATTGAAAGGAAAAGAAATGAGTAATTTCAATTTGTGCGTGCAAGAAGGAAACATGACTTCAGACCCCGAAGTTTCTTATGCAGCAAGTGGGGCAGCAGTAGCTACGTTTTCTATAGCTGTTAACCGAAAGTATAAAGATAAGGAAAGTGTGTTGTTTATGCCTTGCGTATCGTTTGGTAAGCTGGCTGAGATTCTTATCAAGTATGGTGGAAAAGGTAAGAAGCTGTTAGTTAGTGGATACCTAAGTGATGATAGTTATGTTGATAGAAACGATAGTACAGTACATCGTATTAAATTATATCTTGATACAGTACGCTTTATTGGTGCGTTTCAAAAGGTAGAATCCGATACTGTAGAACCGTCAACTAAACCCGAAGAACCTGACTTTTAATAGGAGATTAATATGCCTAACCCAAATAGAGGTTCGGGAGTACGTGCTAGTATACTTAGAGACAGTATACCTGAATCTGTTAAATCTAAAGCAGCACCAAAGAAAAAGACTAAGCGTTATGTATCCAAAGATGGTTTTGAAACTGTTAGACTTGTACGTGGATTTTCTATGATACGACCACTGTGGTCTGTGATACAGGAAGTTAGTGATAGGTCTAAAAAAGAATGTTTTATATGTGGTGGTTATGCTCGTTGGTGTGCGTCACCTAAGTATAATCCAGCAATACCAAAGGATTTAGATATATATTGTGAAGATACTAAGACGTTTGATATATTAGTATCTGAGTTATATGGATTAGGACTAAGAGTAGAGCATGATGGTGATATGGCTCTTACGTTTGCACATCCTACTAAGGGTGAGTTCCATACTATACCCCCCATACAGGTTATTAAACCTATGAAGAAGGGAGCAGTAGTAACTGATGGTGGTGTAATAAACGTATTATCTAACTTTGATTTTACTATTGTACGTGCGGCAATCTCAACACCTACACAGGTATTAGTAGATGCTGATTTTCTACATGATGAAGTAAGTAATGTGTTACGTCTAAAGAATATACATTGTCCAGTTAGTTCTTTATTGCGATGTATAAAGTATACTAATAAAGGCTATTGGTTATCTCCTGTAGAATCCTTAAAGTTATTTGAGGATTGGATGAATAGGCCACAATCATATCGTGATAAGATAACAGGACTCGTTACGAAGTTAACAGCAGACGGTGAGTTATCTAAAAAAGAAATAGAAGAGCTTGAAGCTTTGATGCGTATTGACTAGGAGATACTAATGCTCTACACAAACGAACGTAAATTATGTAAGCTACAAGATCGTTTGCCCACTGTTATATCTGATATAGGTAAACCAGATATGAGTATCCCAACAGGTATAGCTTCATTAGATGATAAGATGAATGGGTTATATCCCAGTGATTTAATTGTTATTGGTGGTCGTCCGTCGATGGGTAAATCTTCTTTGTTAACTGACATAGCATTATACATCAGTCGTAACAGACACGTGCTTATATTTAGTTTAGAAATGACTGCGTATAATTTAACACAACGTATGCTATGCAACTTAGCTGGCGTTAGTTTATTTAAGTTACGTAAGAATACTCTAACTGAACGTGAACTATGTGATATTAATAATACGTCCAAAGTATTATACAAGCCTGATAACTATAATATATCTATTGATGAGACAACAAGGATAACACCGGATGATATGGAAGAAACTATAAGTATGCTTAATGACTCTGGTGACAAAGTTGATTGTGTACTTATTGATTACATACAGTTGATGGGCCTACGTAGTTCATGTGAGAATAGAAACCAAGAGCTATCAGTTATATCAAGACAGCTTAAAGCAATAGCTAATAAGTTTGGTATACCTGTTGTAGTTCTATCTCAGTTAAATAGAAGTGTAGAGTATAGAGAAAACAGACGACCACTAATGAGTGACTTACGTGACTGTGGTTCTATTGAACAAGATGCAGATGTAGTTTTATTATTGTATCGAGAAGGGTATTATACTAGAGTTAATAACCCAGACGCTATTGATAACGGGACAGCAGAAATGATATTAACTAAGGTAAGAAATGGTGCTACTGGGATAGCTGTAGCTACATGGGATGCAGAAGGGATGAGTTTTAATCCGAGACTCAGATTAAATATGGAGGATAACTTTTGAAAAGATATAAAGATTATAATTATTTTATTACTAAGAGCGGGTTAGTATGGTCAGGATTTACTAATAAATGGCTGAGTCCTTTTTCTAATAGAGATGGTTACGCAGAGATATCTTTAAGCAAAGAAGGTAAACAACAAACTCGTTTAGTACACAGATTAGTTTTAGAGGCGTTTGTTGGGCCATGTCCAAATGGTAAAGTGTGTAGGCATTTAGATGGTAATCCTGCAAATAATAATTTGAGTAATATATGTTGGGATACCCAAAGTAATAACTTAAAAGATAAAGCTAAACATAATACTGTGCCTTGGGGCGAGACTTCCCCCAATCATAGGTTAGAGAAAGAAGAAGTCCAAGCTATTAGATATTTGTATTTGAAGTGTGGTTTAACCCAAAAAGATATAGCTGATAGATACGATATTACACAATCGCACGTATCACGATTAGTAAATAAAAACTGTTGGTCACGACTAAGTTTAGGAGAATTTTAATATGAAGTTTGAATCTAAATTTAATATTGGTGACAGGGTATTCAATATTGTTAATTATCCTGAAGTTACTTATCTTGATTGTCCAACGTGTGAAGGTAGAAAAGCAATAACTGTTGGAAACGAAACATTTACTTGCCCAAAGTGTCATGGACGGGGCGGTTTTAGTAAGAGAGGTGAAAATAAATGGATTGTAAAAGACGGGTCATTAGCTATTGGACAGATACGTATAGTACATGGGCCTAAACCAGAAGAAAGTTATATGTGTCTTGAAACAGGTGTTGGTTCTGGTAACGTGTATTATGCTAAAGATTTATTTACATCACGACAAGAAGCTGTAGATGAGTGTTGGGAGCGTAATGCTGCTGTGGTTGTACCAGATAGCCCACTAAAGGAATCTTAATCTATGAGTAAGAGCGATACCAAAATATTTTCAGAAGCAACACAGAAACTATATGATGCTATCATGGAGATTAAATATGGACGACCTTTCCACAGCTTCAATTTTATTATGTTGCATAATATATATATGTTGGGTAGTGTATTGTACTATCACTTAGATGAAAGTATATTATCTGATACAGACTTTGATAAATTATGTAAGTACCTACTAGCTAATTTTGATGAGGCTAAAAAAGTTATACGACATGCAGATGAAACCTTTATTAAAGCTAACTTAGAGGCTGGTACTGGATATAGTATTAAGTTTAGTGCGATATGGTGGAACATAGCACAGCATTATCAGAGGATAAAGTAATATGAAACTACAGGATTTTAATATTGTTGATGAGTGTAATCATTATTACACAGCATTTTGTCCAATACATAATGATGTTAATACTCCTAACGTTACTATTACTAGGATTGGTAAGTATATAGGTCACTGGAAATGTTGGGCTTGTGGTGAAGAGGGCGTAGTTAGTGATATGGTATTACAAGGTATCAACAAAACTATCATACATAAACCTAAACAGAGAGTTGGTATAAATTGGAAATCTCTGAATAGGTATTATATAAATAAAGGTAAGCTAAATAGCAGTAAGTTATTAGAGTTGGCAGATAGTTTAGACCTACCTTTGTGGACGCTTGTTCAGCTTGGTTTAGGTTATGATGGTAAAGCTTATACTTTTCCTGTACATAATGAGGATGGGGAGATTATTGGTATCGCCCTAAGATTTCCTGATGGTAGTAAGCGAATGGTTAGAGGTAGTGAAGTAGGTATATACTTAGGTAGCAATGTGTTAGATGTATCATGGGCTAGAATTAGGAATAGGTTAGTAATATGTGAAGGGGCTACTGACTTAGCTACTATGCTGCGTATATATTCAACTGCTATAGGAATGTTTAATAATGAAACTCCAATAGAGATAGTATATAATTATATATTAAAACATAAACCAGCCGAAACTATTATATTTCCAGACGGGGATACGCCGGGTGTAAACGGTGCTAATAAACTAGCACGTAGAATAATGGATATCACTCATGTAAAAGTTTTCCCTATGCTTGCTGGATATGATGTAAGGAAGTACTTTGCTGAGAAAGATAGAGAAGCAGTCTCATATATTTTAGAGTGTATACATGCCTAAGAAAAAACAATCAGCAGAAGAATTAAAACGTAAGAAACGTGTTAGACACTACCGAAATGCTTATGGCATATCTATAGAAACCTATAATAAATTATTAAAGTCACAGAAGTATAGGTGTGCTATATGTAACAAACCTAATCTACCCACTGACCAGCACTTTGATATTGATCACAACCATAAAACAGGTCATGTTAGAGGGCTGCTATGTGGTTATTGTAACCGTAGTATTTTACGCTTTTTCCGTGACAATAAAGTTATTGCTGAGGGATTGGTTAAGTATTTATCAAGAGCATTAAAGGAAGATAAGTTGTGGAAAAAGAACGTGCGTTGGTGACGTAGTGTTTTGTTGGGTATAACAACATTCTCTCGGAGTGGCGTTGGTGCAATAGCACTACTTACCAACATAATATTAATTATATTATTATTTAGAAAGGTTAAAGCATGAAAACAATAACAATCATATTTAGTATTATATTAATGACAGCAGGATTAGGTTGTGTAGCACTATCAAGTTATGTTACACCAGCAGATGTAGACAACAAGGCTGTGCAGTATGTAGTTGATGCTGGTATAGCTGAACTAAATGATTATAAAGCTTGGTATCCTAACTTAGCTTTAGCTGAACGATTAGTAGACAACCTTGATTCTGCTAACTTATTAAATCAGCAAGTGTTACAACAGGAAATGGATAAAGATAATACAGTGTATAGTATATTTAGAGGTACTGCTGTTAGTAATCGTACTAAAGGTAGAGAACGGGAAGAAGCTTTATTCAGTGAGACAGGTATACTTCCCCTTGGTCTATCTATGTTAGGTGCTGGTGGATTTGCTGGACTACTAGGCCTTATGCGTAAGAGACCACAGGACTGGACGCTAGAGGAAGTTGACAGTGCTATGGTAGAAGTTAAAGGAGAAGTAACTGAAAAAGATAGACAGCTAATGCAACTAGTTAAAGGTATACAGAACTTCCTTGATACTACTGATAATCCTGACGCACTTAAAGTAGAGTTAGATAAGACACAGGACGCTAACACTAGAGTAGCTGTTAGTGTAATTAAAACATCTAATAATGTATAGGAGAGTAGATGTATATTAAAATAGTACAATTAAAAAATGGTAGGTGGGTATGGTATATTAAGTCTGCTAACGGAGCTACCGTAGCCAGACCACCTAATACATATGCTCGTAAGTGGACAGCCAACAGAGCTATAAGAAACCTATTACATGAGTTTGGTTATTGTTTAGGAGATAAACATGGGTAAAGGTGCAAGGTATCGTCCTGTTAATCAAGATAGGTACGGTAAAAACTATGATACTATTTTTAATAGGAGAGATAGGTTAGAACGTATGCCAGAACCAAAAGTTACAGTTAATGTTGACTATCCTAGTTTTGTGGATTGTCTTCGTAATGCGATTACTGAGATAACTCCCGAACAATTCCATTTACTACATGCTGCTGTTGGTTTATCAGGTGAGTCAGGTGAGTTGCTTGATATAGTAAAGAAGCATGTATTCCAGACACATAGCTTAGATAAAGAAGAAGTAAAGAAAGAGTTAGGTGATATATTATTCTACCTTCAATTTATGTGTAATGTTTTAGGAACAACTATTGAAGAGGTTAAGCAAGGTAATATTATTAAACTAACTAAACGTTATCCTAACCAGAAGTTTGACCCCGAACGAAGTAAGAATAGAGAGGAATAAAAATGCCGTATACTAAACCAGAAAGTAGGACAGAAATTAAAACGTTAGCAGAACAGATGATTAAATATATTAACGCATCCGGAGATTTAACTTATGCTATATCATTGTTGATGCATCTTGAGACTTTGAAAGCTAAACAATCGTATACAAACATGAGCCGCATACGTGCCACTGCACAAGATTCTGCTGATGAATACTATCGAGCAGTTATGGCCCCATATGAGGACGAAAAGCGTGCAGAGAATGGCCCAGTTAGCGTGTTAGATAGGGAGTAGTATTATGAATGTTAAAGATGGTAATCCAAAAGATATGCTGGGTTCAGCTAAAGCATATACCCATCTTATTCCTACTGCTCCATTATATGAAGTAGGACTAGCTATGTTTGAAGGTGCAAGAAAGTATGGGGCACACAACTACCGAGCTATCGGTACTCGTGCTACTGTATACTATAATGCAGCTAGACGACACATGGATGCATGGTTAGAAGGTGAGGATATAGACCCCGATAGTGGTATTCATCATCTGATGAAAGCGGTAGCATGTTTTATGGTGCTTAGAGATTCAATGATTATGGGTAACTTCGAAGATGATCGACCGCTACGTTATGCTGATGGGTTCTCTATTGAGAAGTTTAATAAATTAACTGAGGATATAATAAATAAGTATCCTGAATGTGTTGAACCGTTTACTGAAGTTAATTCAAAAAAGGAGCAAAGTTGAAAGATAACATACCATCATGGGAATATGTTGCAGGTTTTTATGATGGGGAAGGTTGTTTTAGAGTTTATCCATATAAGAATACAAATTCTAATGGACATATATATACAGGAGAACGTCCGTTTGTTGTTGTATCACAGGTTAAAGATAACAATAAAGTTTTACATCTTATTTCCAATAAATTTAAGGACTATGATATAAAACATTCTTTTTACGAAGATAAGTATAAAGAGTATAAACATATTGGGCGACCTATGTCAGTTATTCAAATAACGGATAGACGAAGCTGCAAAGTTTTTATAGAGTATGTTCTTCCTTTTCTTATAATAAAAAAAGAGGAAGCTAAAATAGTTTTAACTTTTTGTAGGAGAAAATTAAAATCAAAGCGTACATGAGCCATTCTATACGTGGTCGAGCCGGTAATGCTGCGACAGGTGAGGACATGCTAGCTAATAATAAGAAAGCTATTGAAGTTGGTGTTGAGCTACGTAGATTATGTCCCGGACTAAGGTTATATATTCCTGCCGAAATGGATTTCTTTTTACAAGACAAAGGTATTGAACCTATTGAGATAGGAGAAAAAGTTATCCTTGCTCTGGACTGTAAGATTCTAGAACAGTGTGATACACTATTAGTATACACAGGCCCAGATGATTATGTAAGTGGTGGTATGCAAATAGAAATTAATCATGCACCAGTAGATTGTATGCAGATTTTCTATTTTGATGAAGTAACACATGGAGTTGTGAAGATTATAAATTCTTTAATTAAAGGTAATGATAAGGAGAACTAATGAGTAACATTTTAGTATCAGGTGATCTTCATTGTCCTTGGCAGCGTGCTGGTTATTTACAATTTCTAATAGATTTATACTATCAATGGAATTGTGATGAGGTTATATTTATTGGAGACGTAGTAGATATGCACGCGGTATCCTTCTTTAATACAGACCCCGGTTGCCCCAGCGGTTTAGAAGAATACATTAGAACCAAGGAAGCAGTAGCTAAGTTTTATAAAGCGTTTCCTAAAGCAACAGTTGTATTAGGTAATCATGATAAACGTGTAGTTAGAAAAGCCAGAAGTGCTGATATACATGAAGTCTTTATTAAGTCCTATGCTGATATTTGGGAAACGCCGGGATGGGATTGGGTTGAAGATTGTATACGTGATGATATTTATTTTTATCACGGAGACGGGCAGGGTGGAGAATATCCTGCTGCTAATGCCGTAAGAAAAATGTTGATGTCAGTTGTAATGGGACATAATCACACTGCATCAGGTATAAAATATTATAGCAACCCTACGCAAAGGTTCTTTGCACTTGATACAGGAGCAGGTTGTGATGATAGGGCATTAGCGTTTGCTTACGCTGGTAATAATAAACGTAAGAGTGTATTGAGTGCTGCTGTTATTATTGACGGTACGCCTTATCTTGAACCTATGTTGTGTGGTAAGGGAGAACCATATTGGGATGGTAATTTCAAATAATGGATAAACATATACTTACAAAATGGACAGAGTTTAGGGACTGGTGTAGGGGTGATATCTCTACACTAGCTCTGGACTTTGAGTGTACGAACGCCAGCTATCTTGGATTGCAGGTAGCTGGTTGGTCGGCATGTAATGGAGAATCACTATGCTATGTAGACGTATTAGATAACCCACAGTATCAGATATTATGTAATCAGTTAGCTCATATACTACGTGATAAAGTTAAGTGTTTGATAATGCACAATGCCCCCTTCGATATGCGTATATTAAAACAACTAGACATACAACATACAGATAATATATTCTGTACTATGACAGCAGCACACCTATTGAACGAGAACACACCTAAAGGTTTAAAGTGGCAGACAGTACACGTATTAAAACAAACACGTGAGACACTAAACTTTAGTGATGCTATATCAGAGGGCTTTCATTCACGTAAATTCTATGAGTATGCTACTGATGATGCTGTTAATACATTTGATTTATATAAGCTTCAAGTTCCCCAATTAAAGAAACAGGAGTTATGGGATTTGTGGTATAATATAGAACGCCCGTTTCAGTATTGTCTAAGAGACTTGGCTATAAACGGCGTGTTAGTTGACAAAGTTAACTTGGTTGCTGCACAAGAGCAGACTACTCAAGATGTTAATGAGTTAGAGATAGAAATGTATAAGTCTGCTGGCGTTAGTTATTATACACAGATGTTATTAGACGGGGGTTACGAAATTATCCCAAAGGTCAACTTGAACAGCCCACTACAACTTATTGATTTGTTACAACATCTTGGTGTTACATTAAAAGAAACAACAGATGGTGGACAGTTAAGTACTAAAGAAGCTGTATTAGTATCAGTTAGACGTCAGCATCCGTTTGTAGGGTTGTTGTTAAAGTATCGTACTATTAGTAAAATGCTTAATGGATTTCTTATACCACTACCTAAGTTTATACAAGCAGATAGTAGGATACGTGGTTCGTTTCACAATTGCGTGGCAGTAACTGGTAGGTTATCGTGTACTAAACCTAGTTTACAATGTTTACCTAAATAGGAAATTAAATATGGCTAAGGTAGATGTAAGATCATTTATAATAGCACCTGATGGTAAGGTATTACTCTGTGCTGATTATGCTGGACAGGAGCTACGTGTATTGGCACACGTGGCTCAAGAGCCAACAATGATAGCGGCGTTCTTAAAGAACCAAGATGTACATTTGCTCTTAGCTAATGACTTCTATGACTTGAATACTCCAGAAGAATATATTACCACTACTCATTCAGAGTATAACAGTACCAAGACTAAGTTTAAGCAACAGCGTAATGATATCAAAACTGTTAACTTTGGGCTAGCTTATGGAAAGACTAAGTATGGGTTCGCTGCTGATTGGGGTTGGTCTGTGCCCAAAGCTGAACAATTCATAGCAAAATACTTTGAGCGTTTTCCTCAGATTAAAACAGCTATTGATAAATGTAATGAGCTAGTTAAGAAACAAAAAGCTATACGTAACCTAACTGGACGTATACGTAGGTTCGACCATGTAGATGATAGGGTGTTACGGCAGGCATTTAATTTCTGTATTCAGGGTGCGTCTGCGGATATGGTAAAGAAGGCTGCGGGCGATACTTATAAGCTATGCCAGCTACGTCCTGAGTGGGACTGTAAATTAGTATTAAGTGTACATGACGAGTTAGTGTATGAAGTTAACGATGAGTACAAAGATATAGCATTAGCTGAAATTAAGTACACTATGGAACACGCTGTTGAGTTGTGTGTTCCTATGATAGTGGATATAAATTATGGTTTAAATTATTCAATAGCCAAGGGCTAAGAAAGGAAATTAATAATGAGTAAAGAACTGATTGCCGGGTTTATAATTATACTTATACTGGGTTGTGTTTTAGCAGCGTACTCTGTAGCATTACAACATAAAACAAATGAACTCGATGCATTACAAAACAAGTATGATACTAGGGAGTCATATCAGGGAGAAAAGTTTCTTTTAGTTTGGTATCATGATGATACATATGTATATCAAACTAGAGAATTTAGTATACCAAATTATAAATTAAATGAGTTATTTTATATCCTATCAGATTTTGAATTAAGGTATAAAAATTATTCTATAGAAGAAAAAGTTACAATGGAGATAAATAATGGCAGAAGAAATGATAACAATTAGTAAAAAACTATACGACCAATTAGTTGAATCAGACAGAATATTAGATGCCTTGAATGCTGCTGGTGTAGACAATTGGGAAGGGTATGAGTTTGCTATGGAGGACTCACAATGAAAGCATTTGAGAAGTGGTGGAAGAATCCTGATAATCAGTTTTATCTTGTGGATTATGTGGGGGAAGATTTAGCAGAAGTAACTTGGAGAGCAGCGTTAACGTTCGCCATAGAACGATCTAAATATGCCAAAACGTTTGGACATTTACAATCCGAACTAGTAGATGAATTAGGAGACGAATAATGGAACTAACAAATAAACCACATTACCCAATGCCTGTAGTTGAGGCAGCAAGGGCACAGATATATCACCCTACTATGGATACGTTACGCGTTACTGAACTGATAGACTCCCCGTTGATTAAGCGTCTAACAATAGAGAACTGGAATAACTTATCTATTGATGTAGATGAGATAGTGTATTCCTCTTTATTTGGCACAGCTTGGCATGAATTTGTAGCTAAGTATGAAGCTGATGCTATGGTTGAACGTAGATGGTATGCTAAGTTACCTGATACAGATATGATATTATCAGGTCAGACAGATATCTTTAAGCCACAGGAAGGTGTAATCGAAGATAATAAAACTCAGTCAGCATGGGCTTTTGTATTCAGTACACCTACATGGGAACGCCAGCTTAATGTCTATGCCTACCTAGTAGAAGCTAACGGTTATAATGTTAGAGAACTATGGATAAATTCTTTCTTAAGGGACTGGTCTCAATACTTAGTTAAGAAATCTAACAGTGATTATCCTGCACATAAGTTTCATAGGATTAAGTGTAATCTATGGGATGCTAACAAACGACATAAATATATACTAGAAAGATTAGCAATACATAATGACCCTAACTATGTATGTTCTGATGAGGAACGTTGGAGACGACCTACTACATGGGCAGTAAAAAAGAAAGGTACTAAAACTGCCAGACGTGTATTAGATTCTAAAGATAAAGCTGAAAATTGGATAACAGAAAATAAACCCAAGGGAGATATCTATGTTGAGAAGCGTGACGGTGGGTGTATAAGGTGTCTCGACTACTGTACTGCACGTTCTATATGTCCCTATAAAGATAAGGAGTAAAGATGAGTTTTAATGAAATATTTTGTATAGAAGAAACAAATGAAGTTGCTTTAATTGGCTCAGGATACACAAATAATACAAGCCCATGCCAAATAGTTAGGCCAGATATGGATATAGTTTGGTATTCAGTTTTGTGGAAACGAAATGGAGAATATCGCATTTTTTCAGCAGAGTTACTTGATAAAATATATCAACTAAGAAAGAAAAAAACAAAATCTGTTGCTATGATTTGGAAACAAGGTATATTGGTTGATACAAATATAGGTAAAATTTTATATGATCAAGGATAAAGTATAATGAGAAAATTACTATGTAAGTTATTTCATAAAAAACATTGGGTGTATTGTTATCATATTAATACATCTAGTTGTCATTGGTTATTTAGTGGTAAGGGTATGACTATGTACCATTGTAATTGCTGTAATAAATTAAGGATAAAGTAGAATGAACTTTAATAAAACTATTCAATTAAAAAAATATACTGTGAGTCTCACATACTATGCTTATATAAATAAGTGGTTTCTTCCTCTAGGTCTGGCATGGTGGAATAAGAAATCAAAACTTAGATATGCGTATGCAGCAGGAAATCCTGTGTGTTATTATACAAAACTATATGAAATCTCTATAGGGTTTTTATGGCATAGGTTTGTAATTCAATGGCATTATAAGGAGAAAGTAGAATGAAAGAGTTTGAGAAGTGGTTTAGAGTAAATAAACCTTAATGATAGATAAGGAGTTAGATCAATGAGATATGTATATGGAATAATAACAGGATATGTCCTATGCCTATTCATTAATTTATATGGGTGGCAGAATATAGTTAATGGTATTACTAAACTTGTGGAGAGTGTGAAATGAAAGAGTTTAAGATTGGGGAACAAATAAAATGAGTAGAGGAAATTATCTGTGGGAGTGCACTAACAAGAAATGCAAGAAAAGGCTTGTGGGCTGGGCAGAGACAGTTCATGGTGGTATTGTAAAAGAGGGTGGTGATTATTCTCATGCAAGTGAGAACGGTAATATAATGTTGTGTCCAAAATGTAAAAAGAAGTTAGATAGATACTATACTACTTGCGATGAATGTGGTTGCCAAACAACTGGAGGTATGAGCAGTTGTGCTAACTGTTATAGTAAGTAAATTTAAGGAATTAAAATGAGAAAAAAGAGACCTAAATTATCAGAAGTAATAAAGAGCTATGGTATGCGTGGATACAACGGCCTAAGTATTAAAGATATATATAGCGTGGAGGATAATACTGCCAGACCTATACAGGCTGATATAATTATAGGGATGGGAAATGGTGCAAGAAAATATAACGTCCATAAAATGCAGCACAATACTAAATTGTGTGAAGTAGAGGTTATTGAACTAGTACCATATTACCTACAAAAAACTATTCCAGCTAGTACAGATTTGAGTTGGCATGGGTGGGTATACGGCGGAGAGCCTACACCTACTAATGATTATGATACTGCTGAATGGCGTAAACTTAGAACAACAGTACTTAAACGAGATAAACATAAATGTCAGGAATGTGGTACAAATAAATGTCTTACTGTTCATCACGTTAAACCAAGACAAGGCGGTGGTAAAAATGAAGCTAGGAATCTAATTACCTTATGTAGTAAATGCCATGATTTAATCGAAGTGGGGCTATCTGAGGCCTTAAATGAAAACAGTGATGGGCAGGACGAATAAATCATAAAACAGCTTAAATCTAATTTATAGAATATATATCCCCATTATTGAGCTAATAATAGGGGTGGTTTTAGGAGATTAAAGATGAGTAATGGGAACACAGTTAATCATTGTAAGGATTGTTGTTGTGCAAGAAGTTGGGAAGCATTAGGCATAACCGTATATACAGGTAAATCAATACCGGAACATATTGTTGAACTTCAAGTAGAAAATAGGACACTAAAGAATCTTCTTTTAAATTATATACCACCATTACAATATGAAGAACTATTAGCTGAGATTACTAAGTTAAATAAATAGAAAGGATAAGTCATGATACTAAAAGAATTTTTAGATATTTATAATTATGCTCCATATGATGTAAGAGAAACTGCAGAAGCAGCAACAGATATAACAGACCATATAGATTTATCTAACGCAGCTAAAGAATACTTAGATAAAGAACAAGCATTTTTTGATGAGTTAGATAAAATATCATTTGAGTTTGGATAATATTACCTAAACATAGATACTACTATACCAATTGCAGTTACAATAAAGTAGTATACATACTTAGCATGGGTAGCTTTATGCTCAACGCTATCATTTTTTAACCAGCGAATATCGGTGTGCATCTCTATAATAAGTTTATCTCTTTCGCTATCGTTCATTGTGTTGCCCTTTTTACTATGGGTGGTAAGAGTACGGATACTCCTATCACCCCTTTTTTTATTCTTATGAGCCAATGTATAGAACTGAACTCTGTGTTTAGCAGTAAGGCTCTCTTGTTCGAATCTTGATAAGTTAAACCAAGACTTATTATATGTATCCCTAGCTATCTTATCCTTCCACCGTTGTAAATCCATTACCTACCTCTCTTACGCCCGCTTCCTCTACCACTTCCCCTACTGCCACTACTTGGTGGCTCTTCACCAAGTGCGTAGCTAGACCATATTAATCTACGTGGGTCACGAGTGTCTAAACTGTTTAATTCCATTATACCTTTTATGGTACGCTTAGGTTGGCTCCAAGGTATGCCACCAGCCCTAGCAGCTGCCCCTGCTAAATGTACTCCCGCACCAGCATAATCAAACTCACCATCTTTAGTACTAGTACTGGCATCATATAATTCCTTAGCCCAACCAAACCCTACAGTGGATGAAGGGTCATATCCATTTAGTACAGCAGATATAATCTTACCAAATACAAATAATGGTGCTGCTGCAAATGACGCCATATCCTTAGCCCAATCCTCTGGGTCAGGTGGTGTGAATCCCCTATTGATTAAACCAAGAACTGTGGCTGGTAAAATATAACTCATCAATACCCTGTATGCTGCTAGGCCGGGAGATATCTCACCACGCTTGGTAGCACCTAATATATTATGAGACCAATAGTTATAGTTCTGATTAATCTGGTTCTGGAATAATGTAAACAGTTTAGATAATTCACCGCCCCTAAAGAAATGTGGCAAGTCCATAATATCTGCCATAGGTTGAGTTCGTTCTATTACTGAATCAGCATAGGTGATAGCATCTGCCTCTGATACAGACTTCATCTTCATATCATAAGCAGCTTTCCAAGCTGTAGTAACTGTAGCTTGGTCTAACAAACGCACAAAGAATAAAGCCTTTTCTGATAAGGCCCTCTTACCACCAATCTGCTGACGAACACTTCTACGCCTTGCCATCTCACGTATTTCACGTTCCATGTTTCTATGCTTCACTACTACAGATTTACCATGTACAAAATCTTTTAATGCTTTAGGATTTCTAGCACCTTCTGCAAATGCTGCCATAGCATATGGTATCATCCTAGGGTCTTCTGCTAAAGCTAAAGACATGGATAATGGTTGTTTAAGTGCAGTAACAATATTCAATCCTAACGCCGAAACAACTGAATTACGTCTTAGTATACCAACAGTTCTAGATAACCAATCATTCTCTAATGATGTACGTTCACTAGTCACGTCCTGTAACCACTTATCTAGTATCTTATTACCAGCACCACGAGTCTTTTCCTGTATAATCTTTCTAAAGTTCTTATTCTTTATAACCTTATTAACATTATATACAGGTAGAGCCATAGCTTTATAATGCTCTACTGTTCTAGCATGTGCAACATAGTTAGACAATGCATCTAAGTTTAATGCACCAATACCTTTAGTACGTTCCTTGGTCATTGTTTTTACTAGGCCCAGTTTAGGTTCAGCTACCTCACCTAGTAGTTGGGTTATCAAATCATCAAACTCTTCTTCAGCATTAACAAACCTAGCAATCCTACCTTCAGGTAATTTACGTATGCCTGAGTAACCTTTAATCTTAGGGAGTGCTGTTCCAGTAGTCTTAAAGTATTTATCTGCTATCTCATCATAGTCAGAACTATACTGTTCTAATAACCAGCGTCCCATTTCTACTAGTTTCTCGTCCTGAATAAACTCACTTAAAACTAGTTGAATATCTTCATCACTTAACTTATTACCCTCTTTTAAATTCTTGAGTTTATCAGCATCCTTAGTAGCTAAGAATATTTCTAACATATCTACAGGCCTTAGTTTTAAATCAGGCCTAATTTCAATCCTCTTATTGTATAGTTCTCTAATGTTTATATCCTTACTGACTAGGAAATCATTAAGCTGCTTCATCCTATAACTACGACCAAGTGCTGATTGGGCAACAGCAGCCCTAATAGGTTTCCATATATATTCTTTTAATGAACCATTAGTTCCACCATCTAACCATTCTATCATACGACCGATACGGGCCATACCCCAATGGTAATGTGTAATTGTATCCTTGACAACATCTTTAATTTCTGTAGTTCTGCTTTTACGTGAGCCTATAACTTTAGCATTAAACGCATCCGGATTTGCTTTTGCTAGGCCAGCAACTATCTCATTAACTTCTTTATCTATAGCATCTTTGTACGTAACTTCTTGAGTAGCTGGTGTACGTAAATCCTGTAGTGTAGATATAGCATCATTAAGTGACAACCCTACTGATATTAATTTAGCTAGTTCTTTAACTACAGTAGTCTTAGGGTTATCAAACTTCTTTCTCTCAAAAAACTCTATACGTCCTTCCTTCTTTGTTTGCTCCTTCTGCTCCTCTGATTCGGCAGCAGCTTTACTCTTAGGTGCATCTGATCTTCCACTACTACTAGCTTCTATATCCAATATAACCTCTTCGCCTGTTACAGAGTCTACATATTTATCACCTTCTCGTATAACCTCTTGCTCTGTTATACCAGTTCTACTACCAGATGTAGTTTTATAAACATTAACTTGTGGTTCAGCCCTTTCACTTATAATTTGTTTAGTACCCTCTTCTTCTTCAAGCTCGCTAACAACTACCTTCTCTGCCCATGCCCTAGCCCTATCTTCAGGTACGCCATCCTCTATAAGTTCCTGAGTCATAGTATCTACTTTCTTCTGCCAGACACTTTCCTCTACATTTTGGTCATTAATAGTGGGTAGCTCTTGTTCCCTACGTTCCATGACCTCATTATTTTCAGACATCTCCACTACTTCATCTACTGTCATGTCTCCGTTACTAACTGATTCTAATGCTTCAAATATATTACCACCAAATGTTTTGTTAACTTCTTCAGGTGTCCACTCATGTTTAGCCTCAGATACAATATTTGAACCTTGTATATTAATAGGTTCACTTACTGAGTCAGCAGCAAACCCCGCAACTGCTTTACCGGCTCCCGGTAGTGCAAATGCTATTGCCATATATGGTAAGTTCTTGAGGTCTGATTCTAATGCACCATTCATTCGTTCCAAAAAACCAGCACCTTTACCAGCACCAAAGTCATCAATATTAAATATAGCCCTTAGTTGGTTACCATAAAATTCCTCACCAAGCTCACTAATCATACCATCAAAACCAGCACGAGTACTTATCTTACTAATAAAATCTAAGGTTGTGTGGTTCTTATGTAACTTTAACCACTTAGCCTGTGCTTTACCTAACACCTTACCTAAAAAAGGTGTACGTATTAAAGCTTTACCCATAGCTGGGCCAACAATTTCACCAGCTTGTTCAGACAATACTTCTATATAGTGATCTCCTAAACCTTTTATAATGGACGTCAACGGTGCTTCACCTGAATCCTTTACTTTGATCTCACCATTTGGGCCATAAGATATACCAGTAGGTAACTGACGCTTTAGTACAGATACAGCAGCACGTTGGGGTAATCCTACAGAACGTAGTGCTGCACCAGTAGCATACTTAGCAGTACCTATAGTTGCTTTTGCTACCAAGTTCTTAGCCTGTCCTTTAAGTAACTTCTCAGCTATTTTTATTACACCCTTTTCTCCTAACTTTTTAAGGCCACCAGTAGCTAGGAACTCAATCATAAATGCTGGCATCTCTCCTACAATTCTACCAACCTTGCCAGCACCAGTATATTCTTTATTTACTTCTGTTAGGTAACGTTCTACCACTTCCCTGTCACGTTCTTTAGTTGAGTAAGCTGCAGGTCTATGTGCCTGTGCCCCAAAACCCATAGATGCTTCACGTGTAGGCTCCCTATAATTATAATCTTTAGTATTGAGTCTACTAGTAGCATCTATCACTTGAAGCATTTCAGCCGCATGAATAGCACTACCTAAGAATGGAACCTTACGACGTGGGTTTTCTAGGGTTGATTTCCAGAACCCTTGTCCAAAGTCTGTTGATGTCTTAGGCGGCTCCATCCCTAACAAGTCATTCATAGTTTTAGGAACAGCCTCTGGTATCGGTTTATTTAACAGGTCATTTAGAGTAGTCATATTATTTTCCTAACGCAGTTCTAATAGCTTCAGGAGTCCATCCCCTATTGATAAGAATCTGATACGTTTCTTTATCGGCGTCAGTTTTAACATAGTCTGGGGTAGCCACTTCTGACGGTGAACTAAGTTGAGACTGGAATAGTTGTGCAGCTTGATAAAGTTGTCTCGCTGCTGGCGTAGCTTCAGTTAGTTTACCATCTTTATCCCTAACTGCTAGTGGTACTATAGTTGTACCCCAACCGGGATTAATGTCAGCGTTCTCTTCAAAGTCATCCATAATAGCAGTTACTTGATCAAGCTGTTTAATTCTATCAAATTCAAGATTTCTATTTGTAGGCCTTGTATCCAAACCAGTTTGTATACGTGCAGCTTGTTGGCGTTCCTCTTCACTTAGATATTCATATGCGGCAGGTTTAAGACCATACTCTTGTTTCTCTTGCTCTTCTCGTAATCTCATAGCTGCATCATGCTCACCTAATATTTGTGATACTTCTGGAATACCATCATCCTTATATGTTAATGCGTTTCTAAAATCCATATCATCATAAGTTTCTTTTGATAGATCACCACTCTGTCTTAGACTATTTATATATGATTTGGTATCTGAAAATTGTCCATATCTTTCAGAACGTACTCTCTCTTTTTGTGCAAAGTCAGCTTGAGAGATCATCTCCATCTTCTCTACTTCCCACTCCTTTGCCCTAGCTTCGGCATTTAACCTAGCTTGTCCTAATCTAAGTTCTTGGGCAAACTCTTGGGCAGAACGCATCTGTATCTTTTGAGCTTCCCAATCCATAGCTTTCTGTTGCATAGCTTCTTGGGCTGCTCTAGCATTAGCAATTCTTACATCTTCTGCAAATCGTTCTCTAGCTTTACCTTTACCAATTATTTCACCAGCTAAAGCTTGTGACTGTGCTTCACCAGCAGGTCTTATTTCTATCGCCATTACTCTATTACCTCAATTATAATCGTAGATTTTATCATTTCCACATCGCATATCTCATAGAAACAGCAATCATGTTTATAGTTGCACATAATATTACTAGACCTGAAACACGGGCGACGGCCTTCGGCCTGTTGTAACCACCTAACCTTTTGTATTAGAAGTTGTTTCATTATACCCACCAACCCTTAACAGTTATTGCAATGAAATCACAGGAAGTAGTGCAGTCATATTCAATCACTCTACCCGTATCACAAGGAACTATACAATCCAACGCTGTGTAAGCATTGGCTACTACACTATAGCACTGAGAGACACTTCTTGTATTTGAGTTGCCATTTTTTCTAAACTTTATTCTTGACCCAACCAAATCATCCTGAAGAACTACCGCCAGCAAAACAGCCTTGGCCCCAACAGGAACAATAGCGGACAAGTCCAGATCATAATAAGTACTTGTTAGCATGGTTAAGTCCGTCTCACTATAGTCGACGGTTGCTGGGTCTCCTCTATCGACAAACCTATGTCCAAGATTGGTGGGTTTAATTTTCTTATGAACAGAATCTGTATCATCCAACACAGGTATAAAGTCTGCTGCTGCATCTATCGTGGTTATCTCTGTTAACTGTCGAACATCCAACCCAAGCTGGAAATCAGTACCAGCATCATCGCTAAACCATAAAGTATTGGGTGCTCCTGTCTTTGCCCATATCTGACCATGATTTGCAATGTTAGTAGCTTGATCAGCTTTCTCAGCAAGGAACAAAGAGTTAGAACCAACAATATTTCCTGTCACCTCTATCTGATTATCTGTGTCGTCGAAGGTTATTTGTGGTGTACCGTCCGAACATCCAATTATTGAATTACTTACTGGTAATACTAGATGTCCAGACAATGATATAGTTTTACCGGCTGGTACAGCAATACCATAATTAAAGGTTACAACACCTGTTGTATTAAATGCGAACGCACCACCATCACTATTAACCCCATTGAGTTGAAGTGTGTCACCATCATGTGTATGTGCAGCAGGAGCAACTACTGAATCATCAACATACTTTTTGTTAGCAATCATAGCATCTGTAGTTGGGGCTGCGTCTGAAGATAGTACGGCCCCGGCAGCAAGAGTTACTAAACCTGCATCCCCTATGATAGATACTCTATCACCATTTACATTATCTCCTATATGGAGATCATCAGCTTCTACGTACATATAATAATAATTAAGTGTACCAGCAGCATCTGCATTAGGGTATAAAAATAAACGTGCCCCGTAAGTACCACTTGCCGCTCCATGGCACGTTATAACACCAGCAGTAGTATCTTCTACACCAACAACAATGTTCCCACCCAGTGCGTAAACTGTTTGAGCTATGTTAACATGCGTACCTAGAATACTAATAACAGGAGTACCTGCTATTTCTAATGTAAGTGTATTAGCAGCTTTATTTATACTACCACAAGTTACTTCCCCTGTACCTAAACTGACATTACGGTTAAATGTTACAGTTCCAGTAGTGCTAAACGAGAAAGCACCACCATCACTATCTATACCATCACACTCTAATGTCTGTAGATTATGTAGGTGAGCAGTTAGAGAATATAATCCAGCATGGTCTCCCCAACCAACTGCAGTATCATAACTAGCGTGGTCGTAAGTTAGTTCATGAGCAGCTACAGCAGCAGCACCAGTTCCAGCAGCATCTACACCTATAGAAGTTCTAAGAGTTGCTCCTGTTTCCCAAGCGAATACTCCTGCCCCTGTACCTACTAGCATATAGCTGTCACCAGTTACAGGGCCAACTGTATTCAAATCGTCAAGCACATCTCCATGACTCTGCCATACTCCACTGTCTACATTGGTTGAGAAGTAACTGTCGTCTGCACCTTCCATATATAAGGTCACTACAGAAGCTAATGCTCCTGCACCAACATTGGCATAGACATCCAAAATAAGACGGGACGTACTTGCAACTTCTACATCAGCACCCAAAACAGCATGTACTTCATAACTTAATTCCACTTCAGTTAGGCCAGTAGAAACCTCTGTAGTTGCTACTGTCGTTTTATTTGAAGTTCCATCAGCATCCACCCGGCTAATGACTCCATACAACTCTGTGATTCTATGATTACTCGCACCCTTCTTAGCATGGAAATGAAATGGAATAATGCCTTGGCGAATTGTTGTGGTTCCCGGCTCACCTGCCTCAGTAATAAAACCTTGTACTAATTGATTATCACCCTCAGCAAGTGCGGGTGTTACTACTGTACTACTAGCTTCTCCTGTTTCACGTGGGTAGGAAGTAAGATAAGCACCAGCAACAGTATTAGATAAGAAGAAATCTTTTCTTGCACCAAGAGCAAGGTCTACATATTCTTTGGTGGCAAGGTGTGTTCCTGATGTTGGGGTAACTCCTGTCACTACACCAGTAAATGTCCCACCTGCGAACTCAGGACTCGCTCCCGTATGTAAATCCTGTGGTGCAGATAGAGTAATAGAACCAGCAGCGTTAGCCACCGTCACTCTGTTAGCAGTTCCTGTGAGAGTAGCCAGCACAGGGTCGTTTCCAGTAGAACCTATAGGTAATTGTCCATCTGTACCTTCAGCCAAAACTGTAACAGCACCTGTACCTGAGCCTAGCATTAAGCCATGATTTGTAATAGTAGCAAGTCCAGTACCACCTTTGCTAGCAATTAGTGGGTCGACGATACCTATTGTGATAGTGCCATCACCATCATCAGCTATATTTATTTCATTAGCTGTACCAGTTACCCAACTAGCTAAATCAGTAGATACTAATCCCTTTGAAGCATCAGTAGAAATAAGTCTAGATGCAGTTAAATCAGTAAGTGTTAATCCAGCAAACGTAGGATTAGCTGTTGGCCCTAACTTAGTAGAACTTTTTGCTGTTGCTTGGCGTACTGATACCCAATCGTGATCTTTTATATTAGAAGTTAGCATGAATTAATAACCACCAAAGTCAGTTCTCAACCACTCGCTCAATGACTTATGAGGCTTTGTAGCTACGGGCTGGGGTTGTGGTTGCTGCTGTTGCGTAGAAGCCTGTGCTATCTGTGCCTGAACCAAATTATTATAATCTGGATACGGATTCTGTATTCTTTCTACAAATCCAGCCAAACCTAACTGAGCTTCTGTCTTACGCTGACTTAGCATATCTTCTAACTTGAGACGTGACGGTTCAGTAAACTCACTAGCTACTCGTGTGGGAACACTGGCTGCTGTAGTTGTACCGAATAATCCAGATGATATAAGGTTCTGTGTTTCATTACCCACCAGTTTATTAGATTGGGTCTCTATATCTTTAAGTCCTGAAGCACGTAGAGAGTTTTCACTACCAGTTAAACCATTTAAAATACTACCATATAGTCCTCTAATTTCTGTCTCTCTAGCTTTGTTGGACTCTTTAGCCTCAGCCTCCATTTTTTCATATCTGCCTGTAAGAGATGTATCCACCCCTTGTTCCTGATTCCACCTGTTCTTTACGCTCCCTACACTGACTCCGTGTGATCTAGCTTTTTTCATGGCCTCGTCTAAACTTATATTTTTCAAATCTAGTCCAGCATAAGACATTATACTTTTCCTGCCCTTCTTGTATCAAACATAACTTTATTAATTCCCCAAGATTCTGATGCGTTAGAATTACTTAATTTAATTCCACAATATGCTCCCCTCATTCGTGGGCGTATCTTATTTTTTCTACCAGAGCCTGTAAGTTCTGCTGTCTTAAATGGAGCAGCACCATCTATTATATCTTCTAATACTGTCTCAGCATCATCCCCTTTATATAGTGAATATGTTACTCCGTCTGAATCAGTAAACTCACCATCTGCTGAACCACCAGCCAGTTCAAATACTAGTTCAGTTAACTTACCTTTAACATCTAGTTCTGATAACGGGGTTATAGGATATACTACATAAGATGATATAGCTTCATCACTAGCACCAATGTCATCATCTTTAGCTGTATTAACTAGCTTACGAATATACCCATCCTTGCATCCAAAAAGTAAGTCAGAGTAGTCTGGGTCATTAGCATCATAAGACAATAAAGAGTATACTCCGCATTCTTCTGGATAAGTCTCTGGAAAGAACCCACGAGTTTTGAAACTATAGAAATAATTAGAGTTAACACCTGAAGCTAATACTGTAATACAAACAACAATACCTTGACGCTTCTTGTCATACCCCATTGTAATTCTATGTGTAGAGGTATCAGCACCTTCTTCATTTATAATATTAGGTAGTAGTGTTTCGGTTAAGTTTGTTATACCTGAGAAATTAGATTCTATTTTATATAAGCCGCCTGTACCCCAAAAATATAAGTTTCTATTATCATCAAAGCACCAGCTATTAGAGCCATACATACCAGTAGTATCACTTAGGTTATCTAGTGAACCGCCTGATACTGGGTCACCACGTAAAATCCATATAGTAGAAGCACAACCAAATATTAGATAATCATCATGGAAGGATATCAACGATCTAACTATATCAGGACATTGCCCAGCGTCAGCATTATTACCAGCTACTGCACTCATCGGGTCATTAGCACCGTATAAGAAATCAAATGGTTTAGCTACCCTTGACATATACCATTGATTAGGATATTCGGGATTACCTGATATCACTAACCTTCCTCTATATACGCAGATTAAATATGCTTTGTTTGGTATAGCACCGTAATCTGTAGCATTGCCAGCAAATACTGTCCAATCATACCAATGTGGGGAAGCTACTTCAACAGCACCAGTAGCGAATGATATAGCATTACCATCATCGTCAGTACCAGTAATAGTTTCAGCAGCAAAAGTTTCTGTTGTAATACGATATCCATAAATAGTAGCTGCGGCATCATCAGTATCTGCAGTAATATAATCTACTATCATCTTTGCACCAGATGTACCACCAGTTAGTATAGTACCAGAATCAGGAGCAGCCGTACCTATATCTGTAGTTGCTATCTTTGTATTAATAAAATCAGCTACTTTTAACTTAGCCCCATTAGCTATGAATACTTTTTGAAATGCTGAAGCCATTGTTAGTTGATCAGAAGTATCGAGATCACCGTCACTTGCAGCAAGTAATGTCATATCAGTATCTGCCATTATATATCCTCATAATAAAATCCATTGCTTCCTGCAACAACTAATCGTTTATAATTAATATTACTAGAGATATCCACAAGTACTGAACCTAGATTACCTGACATAGCTCCTACCCCTGCGATAGTTCCCGATAATTCACTAATTGAATCTGAACTTAAATTTCCAGATGCTGCACCTACACCAACTATTGTACCAGATAATTCTGAATAAGTTATTCCTGACCCTGCAACAGCATAAATAGCATTAAGATAATCAGCATTTTCATTACTCGCACCCCAAGTTGCCGGAAGAGTTGCTGCCGCAAGAAAAGAATCACGTAAACCCCCAGTGGTTTTATAATCAATTTTTGTTGCTGTGGACGTGTTATCTATTTGATATGCAAGCCAATAAGTAGTCTCGGCAACTACGTCCCAATCAACTGTTACTACTTTCCATCCAGCCGCAGTACCTTTTGCATTAGTATCATCTACATAAAGTCTCGCATTTGGTTTATCATTTCCAACGTCATGGCTGTAAAGTCCTACTTCAAAATTAGTTTCCTCTGAATAATTATCAGACCACCAACCTATTTCTGTTACCTTAGTTACTCCTGCACCAGTAACTACTTTCATAGCCCCAGCATACCCATCACGGGTAGTTCCAGTACCCCCGGGGTCTCCAACAGGAGCTTCTGTTACAAAACCACAATTTGTTCCAAGTATAAGTGCCATATTATGTTCTTACACAAATATAAATAACTATGATAATAAGAACAGGAATCGTGCCTCCGATA